GTCCCAATCAGAGCTTTGTTCTCCTATGTAAATGGAAGAAAGTCATCTATTGTTTTTGTTATAGACATCCATGCATTGGTCACAGCAGCTCCTTCAACCCTAGGTGCCCACGTATTAATAAGAACACCGGTTGGGTTACCTACATCCTCAATGAGCCAAGTTCCCAAATATTCCGTAGCAGTGGCATTAACCATTTGTTTAACTAGAGTTGCTATTGAACCTCCTGTTGTTAAAATGTTACCACCAACTAGTGTTGTACCTAATGCATATACATTCATCAGGAATTCACCTCCCACTCTACTATAGAATCTTCCAGCAACATCCTGAATATCACTTTGCTGTACTTTCTCTACAGCAGACTGCATTAATAATGTTGGATGCACGGTCGGTGTTGATGATTGAGCTTCATAAACATAGCTCATATCCTCAGGAATTTGCGGTATCATAAACTCAAAAGTATAATTAGCAAAATACATTCCGGCATGTGTTGAAGTGGCAGGACCACCAGTAGCCAACACATATAATTTTCCAAAATCTGACAACCGCAAATCGTTGACAATTAGTTCTTCTTGCACGCGTGTATAATATGTTTTAAGGCCATTCAAATTCTTCTGGCGCAGCGTTAATTTTAGTGGATTTCTAAGGGGTCCTGTAACAGAATCCTGTGAATTCAATAAATTGGCCACTTCCTCCCAGTCTGGATCTTCTGGGTCATGGTCAATAGCCATAGTTATATTGCCAGGTTCCAATGCACCAAGACTAGGAACCCATTCCACTTCAAATTTCTTCACTCTATATCTTTCGAACCTCGATGCAATTGGTGCTAACCATCGAAAGACCGCATTCGTCCCCGGATTCAAGTGGAAAATATGGGGCTCAAACGCACAATCTGCATAGGCATTGATACTACCTATATACTCTCTATGAGAGATAGTGATGCCCCTAGAGACATTCCCCACAACTGTTCGGGGTATAACATTTGGTCTTGTTCGCATAATCATTTGCTGGCCGAATTGGCCTTGCTTTCCTTTGCGTCCATTCTTCTTACGTGGTTTCTGCTGTTTCTTTCCTTTGCCTGACATTCCTTCCAAATTTTTCTATTTAGAGATAATCTTGAATATAAGACGGTAATCTTGTTGTTGTTATTGTTTCTGTTTTGGGTAAAGTTTCCCAAATTGGGCGAGGGAATTCGTACCGCACGGCTCGCCCAAATTCAATATTCCAAGTCCCAAGCTCTGCCTCTATGATTTCCTGTTGCTGATAACCTATCTTAAATGCTTTCTCAAAAGATAGTCGGGCTACTGTTGTTATAGCAATAGGTTTAACTTCCTCGAGTTCAACACCCAAATGACGCAGCTCCAGCCAAACCTTTATTTGACGTTTACGGAGTGCTGGATCCGCCTCGAGCAAGTCAGCCAGTCTTTGTCTTCTTCTACTGGCACTACGATTTTTAGTGTGCTCAAATGATACTGGGCCTGCTATTCTTATCAGGTTCTGCGCATATGACTGCAATATGGGTACACCCCGACATAATGCCAAGGTGCAGTACCCGATTAAGCTGCAAAGAAGTCTTTGACGTTTGGGATTTTGTGTAAACTTCACACTAACCAAACTAAAGGCAAGGACTTTTCGTGGGTCTCTTACCATAGTCCAGGTGTTATCGTCTATCTGTACCGGATGGCATTGACACCAGACAATGTCTTCAATGGTACTTGCAATTCCCATGTCTCTTACTTCATGTCCCAGTCCTTTCAAAACTATATCACTAGTTCGAGATACTACGTCTACGCATGAAGCAGGAACGAAAGTGAGCACATCGTCCCCATCATCAAAGAGGTCCCATAAGATAGTATGTCCAATCTCCTCAAAAACCTCCTGCATCACAACTACACAATCTGTAACCACAATTATGCAATTTCCTGCTGCAGTATCCGGTTCTCCCGAACACCGAGAGTCGACGATGTAGAATAATCCACATGAGCTCCATGCTCTTCGTCGGGCTTGTAATAAGCGCGCAAATGCTTTACTTGGATTGCTCCCTAAATAAATACGATACGCAACTACTCTTTGATGCGCCTTAAGGTGCAAGTCAAGTCTCACACAATCGGTCATGAGAACTCGACAATCCGGTATTGCATTAAACTTTTCCACGATTAGTTTCGCACGCTGTACATTGTTTAAGCCTTTTCCAATAAGGGGTGTTTTTGTAGCTCTACCCCAACTCTCGGGCCCCACGTACTTATATATAGCCCTTTCTATTGGTTTCAAATATTGCATTACCAATAGATTATATTTACGTGATAGGAATTGAATAATACGTGGGTCAGGGTTAATTTTCTCATTAACATCTTTCAATTCCCATTTAACAAATGCTTCCACTACATAGTCACGTGCCTCCATACCATAGGCTTGAAGGTCATAGAGCGCCCTTCTATAAGCCTTTAATTTTCCGCCAGTATAATTATTCAACACTTCCTCAAGAGGTTGTGCTGGTATGAAGCCTATGTCCTTACTTATTATATCAGCTAAAGCTAATGTCTTGTTGACGTATTTAATATTAGGT